GCGAGAGCTGCTCCAAGACTATGACCTGTAATAGTAATATCTTTATTACTTGCTTTACATTCTACCATATGTGCAATGATATCATCCCAAACCATATCTAACGCAGCTTTGAATCCTCTATGAACTCTACCTTCAGATTTACCATCAACATCTAATGATGTTACTTTTCTAAACTTTAAGTCTGATTTTATGTCAGCCCATTGTGTTGGTTCTGTTCCACGAAATACTAAAATGTATTCATTTTTACTGTTTAAAGCATATGCCTGAGTTCCTCCAAAGTCAAAGAATTTGACTTTCCATTTCTTTCCTGGTTTGATAGCTTTTTTAAAACCTGCTTCGTCTTGATATGCATGCATAGATAATTTAGCACAGAACGTTGCATCCGCCCATGTAAAATCAGTCCTCATCATAGTAATCTTCCTCCTCTTCCTCTGGTGTTTGTTCTTCATCAAATTGGTGGTAATCTACTTGTTCACCACACATTGGACAAAAGAGTGGAGGTTCAGAATCAGCAATGTATACTTCAACCTCAATATCACAGAATTGACAAGTTACGTGATAGTCATAGGTATCTTCTGGATCAAGCAAGTGTTTCCCCTTAGAAAGTTATTTCGCATTCACCACCTTGACATGCTACAGCGCCCATTGTATCTATCTCTGTAAATCTTTTTTCATCAAGCTGAGATACAAAATCTATTGGAGTTAAATTCTGTTGTATCTTTGTCCACTTGTGAAGCAAGAAAACATCTTTCAAACAATTAGCAGTCTCACTTGTATCATCCATAAAATAATTTTTAGCAAATTTATTAAATCGTCTAATCCATTCTGATCTCATATCTGAAATTTCACCTCTATGTTGCTCGTCCATAGTAGCAATCATAGTAGCTTCCCACAAATCTCTAAATCCAGCCTTACGTGTATCTACAATAAGACCTGCAGCAAACAATGCTGCTTTCCCGTATTTAGTAACTATTTCATTTTCAGTTAAAACTTCTGTCATAGGCGCCTGCGCATAATCTTTATCTCCTGTTCCTGCAAGAAAACTAATTCCTGCGAATGAGTGTCTATTTTCAAATACATAATCTTCCACTTGGTTCCATTGATGGGATTGTACAGTTACAGTATTAGAAACATTATGACGTAATGTAGGATCTGCACACAATTCTTCATTAGTGCCTGCTTCTACCCAATTCTGTTGGACAAGTTTTACTTTTTCTAATAGATCTGTTCCATATAATTCTTGTCTATACAATGATCCTTCTGGTGATATAATAGGAAATGCTACACAGTAATCTGTTTGATTAGCAGACCATACTCCTTCTTCAACCATATATGGATTTGTATTAGCTATTAGTTGAGCTACTTCTGTTTCTTTATTTAACTGAATATGGCGTAGATAGCGAGGACTATGCTCGGCATGGATACCACTAGCCGTCTCCAATAAGACTGAAGCGTTTCCACTAGGCTTAACACACGTGGTCCTGGCCGCGGGATTGATTCCAATAAGTGCAGCAACTTCCTTATTAACTTTCTTAACAATTTCAGCTCCTTCTCTTTGTATATCAGCGTCAAGTAATACATCTGGATTATTCATCCATCCTGTTACTGATACACCTAGCAATGCTTCCCTTTCAAATATTTTCTTTGAAGTATTGTCTAGGTATTTAAAATTAGTATATCCAGCTTGTAGTGTTCCTAGTATAGAACCAGCTCTACAAGCCTTAAAGAATTCCTCTTTTGTAGAACATTTACCACCATTAATCTCAGTTAAGTTACATCCTTGCCAACCAGACTTACCATTTATCTGAGGATACATTCCAATCTCAACACATGGATTAGTTGTATGTTCTTTTGACTCTACGAAGTAGAATCCTGGTTCCCCGAATTGTTTAATTGGTTCCATTCTTTTCTTAAACGAATCCTTTGTCTCTTCTCCACGAACAATAACAGCGCTATTGTTGGAACGACCACGCTGAGGATTATCAATAAACCAGTTTCCAGTCTTAGCATTTAACATCTCCTCATCATCTGGTGAAAATAAACATATAGTTGCAGATCGTCTTACTCCGCCAGCAAGAACAGCATCAGAAGCATGCATAGTAATATCATAAACTTCTATTGGCTTTAGTCTATCTCTACCACTAAGAACTACACTTTGTAATAAATGTTCAATTTTATCTAAGGCACGTCTAAGAGGTTCAGGTCCAGGAGCTTTGAAACCACCAGATATCATTGCACCTTTTGGTCTAATGCCATTTAAATCAAAATACACTTTACGGCCAGCAAACTCTGGGAATTGTTGATTGTCTGTAAAATAAGATGACATTAACACTCCAAGAGCATCTGCCCATCCTTCAATACTATCTTCTACTTGCCATCCTTTAGCTGATTTCTTTCTTTCAGCTACGTTTGGCATTTTGTCGACATGGTGTTGTTGCACTGAGAATCCCGCTCCAGCACCGCATAGAAGCACGTAGAAACACTCACTAAAGAACCTTGGTCTATCAGCATACGTAGATGTACAGTTATACATTCTCATCATATGCTTCATTAGTTGCTCACCACCAAACTGTAGAGCTCTTTGTGCACCTAGTGTATATTTAAGTTTGTATAGAGATTCAGCTTCATCTATCAATTGAGATAATTCAGGAGTCATTTTCTTTGCATAGAAGTTTCTATGCATATCCATTACTCTAATAACTGATTCTTCCCATTGTTCGTACCTTTCCTTTTCTTCATCCCACCTTGAATAACCTTCATAGAATTTTGTTTGAGACATAACATTTCTTGTGTCCCAGTCTTTAGAATTTGATACGACTTTTAGCATAGAATCTCCTCACACTAACGCTTAGTGTTTTACTTAATTATTTGTTTTTGTTAGGTAGTATTATATAGAATTTTAAGAGATTGGTAAACAGGGAAATCCCCGGAATTTAAAAATATTTTTTTATTTTTTTATTCGAGGTAAACAAACTTTTACCTTATACCTGTCTTGCCATTCTTTAGCATCTAAAATAGTATTAACCAATGGTTCACCTTTAATGTTTAAACTAGTGTTTAACAACATTGGACAACCAGTTTGGTCATGCCATTTTTCTAACAATTTTCTAAAACCAGTATTGTCTTTCTTTACAAGTTGGACTCTACTAGTACCATCATAATGTATAACAGACTTCATGTCATGTTTAGCTTTTGCAACATATTGCATATATGGACCAGCTGGTCCTTCATAATATTCATCAAAGTATTCTTCTAATATAGCTGGTGCAAAAGGTCTAAACTGTTGACGTCTTTTTATCTTATTAACTGTGTCTTTAATATCCAACATTGGATTAGCTAACAAACTTCTATTACCCAAAGCTCTAGGACCAAATTCAGCTTTACCACTAGCTACTCCAACAACTCCTGTCTTATTGAGTTCATTAATAATTTGATTTACAGGATACTCTCCTGGAATATTATGTCCAAGATAAGGTCCAGGCCAATCTATATGATAATCAGTAGCAGCTAATACACAACCAATTGCACTACCAGCATCTCCAGGATTAGGCATAATCCAAACTTTATCAAACATATTATGGATCTTAGAATTAGCTACACAATTTAATGCTACTCCACCTCCATAACAAAGACTACTAGAATATTTTCTAGCTTTCTTCATTATACCATATATTTCTTGTTCGATCAACAGTTGAGCTGATGCAGCTTTATCATAATTATGTCCTCTTAACTTTTCTGGAAATCCTTTATGATAATTTAAATATGGATCATAATGATGTTTTGCTCTTCCAAAAGCTGCCATACCCATTGTGATATATTCATCTTCATTAGGTCTAAGTGCACATTCTTGTGTCACAGCAGAATAAAACAATCCTAATGATTTAGGATATCGTAATGACCAAACCTTCTTTTTCTTATACCATATAGACGCAGTATCCCATTCTCCTATTGCATCTATTACTACACACACAGGTTCTTCTATAAAAGGCCTCGTATAATAACAGGCTGCAGCATGAGACCAATGATGATGTATTCCGATACTTCTAGGAGCATTTTTATAAAACTTTCTGAGATAAGATGTAGGAAATTGTTTACGAACTGCATAATATTGACCAGCCCATAACTGTCTTGATTTTTTTATTAATGGTCTTTCATAGAAATAAACTTCTTGTGGTTTTCCAAATGATAGAGCTTCATTAACTATTTTTTGATTAAGATAAGGGTCATTCTTAATCCTACTATAGCGTTCACTATGAGCAGCAAATACTAATTGTTGATCAACGAAGACTGCAAGGCTAGCGTCGTGAAACAATCCAGTCCAACCCCAGATTATTTCGTTAGTCTTCATTTTCCTTTTGAACAGCTTTTTCATAGTAAAGAATGACCTGATTTTGTTCTTCAATGAATCGTTTAATTTGTTCAAAGTTTAATGCCAGAGCTTGAAAACTATCTGCATTCATAGCATATAATACAAATTCACCTTGGGTTTGTTTTATTTCCTCAATTACTTGTTGTAAGTTTGCTTCAGTCACTACAACAATATTAGCATCTTTCATCTCTATTGGATTAGGACGAGGAGCTATTTGTATAACAGGAGCTGGTATCTCTACTGTTTCTACTACAGTTGGTACTGTAACAATTTCTTTCTCAGGGGTTCGACTGCACGCAGCTATTGTTAGTAGCGCAGTTAATACCACCAAAGAATTTATCAACTTCTTCATTTATTCTTTCCTCGCTTGCATTTGGATCTGCAAGACTATTTTTAATTATATCAGTGTTAGCTAATATCTTTGATATAACTTTATTCTTTTCGTTTACTATTTTAAGATTATTGCTGAGCTCATCATTAAGCAGTTGTTGCTTTTTTATTGCAGCTTTAAAATCTTCAATCTCTTGTTGAACATTATTTCGATATTGTTCAAACTCAGCTGCAGTTTGTTTCTGAGCTGTTTGTAATTTTGCATTGTTAGATGTGAGGATTGAGATTCTTGTTTGAGTATCAATATAGTATTTGTATCCGAACCAACCTACTATTCCTAACAACCCACATAATATAATTAGTAAGTATATTCTATGAACCATATTACATTCCTATATAATTCTTAAATCCTCTTTTGATAACTGGGGGTTTATCTTTTTTATATCTTTTATCTGTAACATCTCTTGGACCCATGTTTTTAGTATCATGTGGAATTCCAGCAGATGCAGCAGTCATGCCCATCTCTTCTTGCTTTCCTGTAGGAGCTTCTTTATATTTTTCTTCTCCATCATATGTAGCTTTTGTTTCTATATCTTTTCGCATTGATGCTTGCATTTCTTTAATACGTGCTGTCCATAATTCAGTAGCCTGTTTTTGAGTTAAATGTTTTGTCATTTTATCAATTCTCCTACGGTTACATGAACTTGTTGTTGAGTTGGCATATGAATAGCTTCGTATATTGGAAGTCCAAACATTTCTCCTACCGGATATGATTCATCTAACACTCTTATTTCATCTTTAGCATATACTACATCATCAAATGTTTTACTTAAAACTTTTTCATTTCTCAATTTATAAATGCCAGGTGTTAATTGTTGATTCTCTAACATAAACCATTCAGACTCTTCTGCTAAAAAATCTAGTCTTTCAATCTCACTAGCTTCTAATATTTTATTAATTGAGTTATTAGTTAAATTATTTTGTTCTTTAATCAGAAATAAAGCAGAAGCATAACTTGCTAGTTTAGAACTTCCTCCTGGAGCTTTAGCTAATAACTTTTTTATATTATAAACTATTCTATTGAATGGAGTATATGTAGCTTTCTTTTCAGAAGTATCTAATTTAACAGACTTATCTCTCTTACCGTCTTTATCGATAATTCCCAATTTATAAGCATTTGTTTTTTCAAATGGAGTTGTTAGCAGCTTTAGAAACCTAAAGGTGTAAACTAAATCACTTGCACGTGTTAATAAGCTCATATTGTTCTCAACACTTCTACTACTTTTTTATCCATTTTAACATCAACATATTTGTGGTTATCGATATACTTTAAAAATATCAAAAAGGGTTTCAACACACTCCAATGTGCGTCATTCAATTTCAATTCTAATATCCTGTTTGCAGGATCTATTCCAAATACATTATAAACAGTTATCAAATGATTTATAATCAGACGTTCAGATAGAGTTCCAGTTTCAAGATACTTATTAATGAGTCTCTTAATATACTTGAACCTATTCATATCCTCATAAAATTCTTCAATGTCACCCATTACTGGGTTATAATAATGTTTAGCTGCAAATAAGAATAAATTTTCTTCAGTTAACTCATTAAACAAATCTACCTCAATTCATATGCGTCGACAATTCCTCAATCAAGTCTTGCTTATTTTTTCGACGGTCTAATTCAATTCCATGCTCACGTCCAAGCTCTTCTAGTTCTCTCTTGGACATATTATCTAGGCTTGGACTTTCATCAATCATTTGAGCTTCTTGTTGAGGAGATTCATCAATAGGTGCTGGTGCACTAACTCCTAAGTATTCATCAATCTGCTCTTGTGTCAAAGATTGACACTTTAACAATTCATTAGTCCTAGGATGCCTCCAACCTCGAGGTGTTGGAATTGCATCTTTCTTATAGCCAGGTGGTGATATCATTTCATTCTCCTATTTTACTATGGATTTGTCCCCAGTTTTTTGATCATTACCTCGGTGCTTTGGATTAGGACCAGCTTTTTGAGCTGTAACATTTGTAGAGAATACTTTCTCTAAATTTGTCGTATCCGCATCACCTTTAGCTATAGCAGCTTGAAAATCTGCTGCCATATCTTTTGCTCCTTGACCTTTCAACATATCATTTTGAGTTTCAGGTGGTGAAGCCTTTGCATAATGTTTACTTCTGTCAGCTGACTCTTCCCACATTTTGGTCATAGCCTCTCTCATAGCTGAAACAGAATTTGGTCTGGTATATTGTGTAACCATTTCTAACTCCTGATTAGCTTCTTTCTGTACTTCAGCTTTACCTATCTTAGGATTCATTTTAGCTGTTTCCTGATTTTTTTTCTTTTTCATAGGTGCATCATCATCATCCATCACTACTTGATCATTTTCTTTTTGGACAGCTTCTTTTTTGTCACGATCGGCAGGCTTTTTTGTATAATCATATTCTCCTGGAAATGGTCTCTTTGTAGGATCACCTGGAGCTAAAGAAACAGCTTTTTTGCCTTTAGCTGATGTTCGAGAAACTTGTTGTAGTTTCTTTCGCATAGCCATACCCATATTCTCATCAATGTCTTCATTTTGAGAGCGTTTTAGATCATCTGCTGATGGTCTATCTGGATCACCAGGTTTAGCAGGAGCTTCACCTCTCTCACGTTTTTTATGAATGTTATACCACAAACCTTTTTTAGCAGTTTTGCCATCTTTAGTTTTGTGAGTATCTTTTTCTTCTAGCTCTTCAACTTTAGCTTGAATTCGATCAAAGATAGGCCAACCAGTAGATTCTTTTTTAATTATTTCGTTATCTACAGGAACCATTCTAACTTTCTTTTTACCATCACCAGGATCCATATACTCCTGTGGTTTTTTATCAGCAGATTTAGAATCACCTTCATCTACTGCTTTAGAAATAGCTTTTCGACGCTTATGTAGATACTTGTCTGTGCTATCAGCATCTCCATCATTGTCAATGTCTTTATCGTCTCGATCAGCATGAGTACCTTTTAACTCACCTTTATCGACGGGATCCAATTTTTTCTTTTTTTCTAGGACCTGTTGGAACGCAAGCCCCATCTTTTTGATATCTTCGGTTTTCATTTTTACCTCCTGGTTACATCCAATATTGGGCTGCGATTGCTCCAGCGGCAGCTACAATAGCTACCCAGAACAGCTTATTAATGACCCCAACGGTCTGAGCGTTATTTCTAACTTGCTCTTCAATCTGATCTAGTTTTTCACTAAATCGATTCATTCTATCATATGAAGCATTATACTTTGACTCCATATTATGTAATTTCTCTTCAGCACGGGCTAAGCCAATCATAGCTTCAGTTAACTTATCTATTTTCGACTCAATTTTATCGAGACGGTGTTCCATTGTCATAACTTGCCCTACCTCTGGTTTTAATTCCGGCATAATATACCTATTTATCTCTCACGCCCTTCTTTAATCTTTCTAAATCTTTCTTGAGTTTATCTTTATCAGGGTGTCCGGCTTTATTCAAGCCAGTCTTAGTAAGATTTTTCATACTCAATGAAAGTTCGTTCTTCATATTCTTTTTGAAGTCAGCATGATCCTTTTCAGCTGCCTTTCTACTTGCAGTAGCTGCTGCAGCATCTTTCTGACGATCAGCCATTGTTCTTCCTCCAGCTTTATCTACCATCTTGATTAGACGATCTCTTGCTTTACCTTCATTCGCTTCTTTAGTAGGCTTAGGAGGCAGTTTCTTCATTGCTTTCTTTATTGTCTTTTTCATCTTAGGATCTAAACTTTTGAAACCACCAGGACCTTGTTGCTTCATCATATCTGGATTGTCTCTATACATCCTTGCGCTAGCATTATCTTCATTCGTACCTGCTGGTACTTTTGCTGTTGAACTGTATCCCATCTTCTTACGAATCTTCTTATCAGCCATTGACTGACCTCCAATTCGTTTATCTTGACGACGAGCAGATGCACCTGGCTTAGCAGCATCTGCTGCTGACTTTCTCATATAGTCACCAAGTTTATTGGATGAGATTTCATTAATATAAGTTTTGAATTTATGCATCTCTACCTCCAATAGTTTGAGCATTCTTTTTTCTTGTATCTTTTAATCTAGCTCTATCTAATGCCAGATCATGTTTTTTTGCATCTTGTCTTTTTTCTCTATCAATTCTTGCTTTGGTTAGATCTACCATTGACAGAGCAGGTTTCTTTTCTTCTTTTTGACCTGGAGTACGTAGACGAGCCCATCTATCTGATGCGTCTTTACCCCATTCCATCTTTTGAGGATTATATTGAGTTTCCTCAGTAGCCTTTTTGGCTACCGAGGTGGCAATAGCCATTTTCTTGTCCATAGGCATGTTAGGATTGTCTCGTTGAATTGATTTTGCAACTTTATTCCTTTTTTTGATTTCATTTGGAGTTAAGGTCTTTTCTTCTATACGTTCTATAGCATCTAACCACTTACGAGCTCTTGCTCCATCTTGATGTTCTATAATAACATAATTCGAACCAAGCACAGCTATAGTTGCTACTTGATCCGTCTCTTTTATTACAACTTCATCCCCTAATTCAAATAAATTGCCTGCTACATATTGTTCTCTTTCTTCAGAAACAGTTTGTAGACTTATATGATTTTTGAATCCTCTCTCTTCTTTTAATCCTAATCCTTTTCTAACTGCATTAAATAATGTTCTTGTGTCTCTATTAGACATAGCTTTTGGAACACCTTGACTAAATGTTACAAAATCATTATCCTTTGCAGCTTGTCTTTGTTTAGTAGCTGATGCTCCTTCAGCACCTTCAGCATCTGGATCTCTTTGACCAGCTGATACTACTTGAATACTTTTAAAGTTATATAATCCATGTCTGGATTTCTTTCCATTATATTTGTTTAATATAATGTCAAATTCTCTTACTCTATCATCTCCAACAATCATTACTACAGACTTATATCCTTGATTGTGTAAACTTGTTGCAGCTTCCATAACATTACGTACTTTTTTGTCGATCATAACTTGACGACCATGTTTAGGAAACATTTTCCTAACATGCTTAATCTTTTCTTTATATGTTAATGGATTGCTTTTTGTATCGTTGGATTGAGATAGAAAAATCTTGTATGGGTTTCTACCAGCTTTCATAGCCAATTTATCTAATAATTTGCCATGACCAATAGTAGGAGGATTCATTCTACCAAAGGTAAAATAACATACACTCTCAGCTTCAACTAAATATTGACTAAATGATGATATCATTACGCAGCACTTTTTCTACCAGCTTTCCTAGCTAATTCCTGTTTTCTTAGTACCGGAAGAAGTTTTTTAGCTTTTCTTGCTATTAAATTTTTAATAGCTGGTTTAGACATGCGTTTTTCAAACTCAGCTTTACGTTGATGAGTCATATCAGATTTCTTCATTCCCTTAGATAGTTTTGCTAATACTTGAGCCCTAGCTTGTTTAGCAGCTCTGTTTTTAATCCTTTTAGGATCAGCTATCTTTCGGGATTGCCGCATCTTTCCCATTTTTAATTTGGGAGCTCTACGTTTTAATGCACGACCTTGTTTGATACGAGATAGTCGAGACCATGCCTCATCTGTTTCTTGTTCTTCTTTTATAAAATCTGTAAACTTTAACATTTAATTTCTTCCTGGTTTGTCCCATCCTTTTAATATATTAGGTGAAAAATTGTTATATGAAAACTCCATACGATCAACAATCTTTACAGCATCACCACCAAGTTGGTCTATAGCAACATAACCTTCTGCCCCAGTCACTTTATATCCATTACGAGTCTTGACAAAAGTATCGATATTTCCTAACCGATTAAGACTATTTATAAGTTTTAATTTAGCCAGAACAATAACTTTCTGAAGATCAAACATCTTCTTTAAACTTGCTTTATTCTGAGGAGAAAAGAAAGATAATATTTCATCTAACTTTTTTTGCTGTGCTGATTTTCCTTTTTCTGTTTTTCTTTTGTCGATTTCTTTTTGATACCTATTTTGGATCCAACGTATGAGATTGCTGACATGACGATTCGTATCTTGAATAACTTGACCTTTACGTACAAAGGTATTACCAAATGTCTCAATAAGCCCAGCAAGATCTTGATTCCCTTCCAAGGTGCGGAGAGTATTCCCACTAATTTGGTTGAATAACTTCCCAGCTTCGCTAAGATACCCATTTACTTCCTCCGTATCTTTCTTAGACATTGTTGCCCGAGTCAGGTCACGTAGCATAGCATCTTGTGACCAAACATTCTTAGTTTGTTTAAATCTAAACACATTGACACCATAAGATGCTTTCATGGTTTCAAATGTTCTTCCTGTATAAGTAGTGTGCCAAACTATTCCAATTTGAGCTGCTCTTATTTCTTTCGCTGCTTGCGAGTCAGCAGGTACTGCATATACAATAGTATTGGGATGAAACGTAATATAATTTTTCCCCTTTATTTTTTTAGTTTTTAAATCTGCTTTTGAATATAAAAAGTCTCCTTGAATGACTCCTTTGAAGCCTAACTCAGGAAGATGTTTTAAAGCTAACTTTAACTTAGTAGCCAAATCGCCAGAAGTATCAGCATCCACGTCCGCAGGAGTGTAATATACTTTTGGTGATTTATTGAAAATCCCTTTTTTCGCAACAAAGAAATTACCGTTTCTGGGATCAGTACCAGCAAAAACAGCAGGAGCACCATCCCACTTAACACTAATTGAACCATCATGTTGACCTCCTAACATATCTCTAAGACTCCTCAAAGCTAAAATTGCTTGACGAGTTCCTTTTACACCACCATAGAGAACTTTATCCTCTATATGGGTCATATGAGTATTCTTTTGTTCGTTTAGAGTTTCTTGGAAACGTAACATATCTAACTCACTTTCACAAATACAGAACTTACTTCAGTTGAAGATGCTGCATATGATATCATTTTACTAATTGCACATTCAATTTTAGATTTGCTTGCTTTATCTAGGGCAGTAACAACTTCTGTAACTTGAGTTTTAGATACAACATATGGAACTGTTTTAGCTCCTTTGTTTTGTATTTCTGTTATGAAATCATCTAATTTTACAGAAGATAATCTTTTATCAAAACTTTTAGCTTTTGTATAAAGATTTCTTAAAAATGGAACTGGACGAGACTTATATGATTTTATTATATCAGCATTTGTTGTTAATCTTGTTCCAGGCACACATTCACTAACAATTCTGTCTAAAGGACCAAAACCTACTTTTCCTCCTTGAGCATATTTTCCATTTATCTCACCTGATATACTTGCAGTAGGTTTAAATGATCTTAAAACTACTGATCCAGTATTATAGTTTATAAAACCATCTATCGACCCTGTAAAACTTTTCTTACCTAAGTTCATACTTTTCAGAATAACAGGTTTTTGACCAAATCTATAATTAAACACTTGAGCTTTAGCTGTTCTTCTAGCTTGTTTTAATGATACACCTATAATTTTCTTTTTTGTATATTGATCATATAAAAAGGAATTTAACATATGGATACTATCAAAATGGTCAAAATCCATTTTAATTAAAGAAGGATCAACCATCCACATATCTGCTGGATTCCATTTATCAATACCAATAGTATGACCAGCTTTCTTTAATAGTCTATTGGCTGTATTACTAATTTGATCTACAAACTTACTATTAGATCTTTGACAGAATATATAATTATTTCTACCAAAGGTTCTGTGTAATCGTTCTGCATGAAGAATACTACTAGCCATCCAACCTTCACCAGCTTTAGCCAATAATTGTTTTGCAGTAAATTTACTTTCTACAGGAAGGTTACGATTAAAGTCTTCCATATCAAAATTTGTTCTTGGATTAGAAAATTTTAGCCCACAGCAATATGCAGATAACGATTCGTGTTCATCTGTTGTTAAATCTTTAGATGCATCTGGTTTTACAGCTACTCCTAAATTTTGGAAAGGACCACCAACAAATTTAACTAGACCAAGAGATCCACCTCTTTTTAATGCTTCTGGTGATGTATCTCTTTGAGCTCCATATTTGGTTTTAAGATTATCAACAATTTTATCTATTGTAACTGTTCTATCTGACTTAGGAACATACACAGCAATAACTGTCTTAGTTTTGTCTTCAATTTTACTGAAGCCAATCTTCCTAAGTACGTCTTTTAAGTCTTGAACAGTCGACTCACTGATGATATAATTATTAAATGATCTCATTAGTAACCTCATCTTTTCCTCTATTTATATAAAAAGAAAGGGGCTGTTAACCCCCCTCCTTTGGTTCAATATAAATGTTTTTGCCTTTCCGCACTACTTCATATTGATACTTATCAAATCCGGAATCAATGAGATCTTGGTTTAAACCTTTTACAAAAGATGTAACCATATCGAGCTCTTGCTGATCGGAGTTTATACCGATCAGCGTTGGCTCTTTAGGATCAAGCGGCGTTAGCATATTCCACCGCTTTGTTTACAGCTCTAACCTTACGAGCTTGGTTTTGACCAAACCATGAAGACTGCATACGAGACTCAGCACTCTTACCCATAACATGATCAGTAAGATATGTTACAGAGTTAAGAGCTTGCCACCAAGTTCCTTCACCATACTGAGCACCAGGCTGAGTGTAAAGAACATCCATAGCTTGCTTACCATTTTCAGTAAGATCTTGAACAGTCTTT